AGAACAAAATTGTGATGGTGGGTTAGCAATCCTCTATTACAACTGGGATGTTTCAGATAACCCTAACTGTAATATAACTCAAATAACTTATGGCAGTAATGGAACTAATTCTTATAATTTTGACACAGATATAGATAATGGTATATGGGGGGTTTATGCTGGTAATGGTACAATGCCACCTAATTGGGAAGATGAATTTTATGCCCAATTATTTACAGCAGATAGCCTAGCATCAGATACAATACTCTTTACTCCATACCCATGTACACAAGGATGTACAGATGAAAATGCTCCTAATTACAATCCATGGGCAACAGTAGATGATGGTTCTTGTGGAGGTCAAGCTTGTGATGTAGGATATGTACCATTAGTGATAGAAGTAACTTTAGATAATTGGCCAGGTGAAACAGGTTGGTCATTTGTTAGTGGTGATGGTAGTACAGAAATTCCAGACGGAACATATACTTATCAAGATGTTGGACAGACTTACACTTATAATGTTTGTGCAATGGAAGGTGGATTTGAATTTATTATATCAGATACTTTTGGTGATGGTTTAGCTGGTTCTACTTCAGGTGGAACAATGGATGGTAATGTTGTAATAAAAGGATGTGATGGAGAAGTAATTACTTCATTATCCTCTAATACTTGGGTAAATGCAGCACAAGATACAGTAGGAGTTGGTTTTGGAAATGTAGCTTATTCAACTTGGCAACAAACAACCATATGTGGTAATGTAGAAGAAATATTAGGATGTACAGATTTTAATTACCAAGAATTTAACCCCTTAGCAAATACAGATGATGACTCATGCCTTACAGAGCATGTATTAGGGTGTATTGATCCTATAGCATTTAATTATGATTCATTAGCTACACAAATGGAAATATATCCTAACTGTAACTATGAACTATGGATAGGAGACGCTGGTGCTGATGGATGGGGTAATTCATTCTTAGGAGTTGTTCAGGGAGATAACCAATGGTCATTTACAATGGGACCAGGACAGTATGAACAAACATTTCCTATATGGTTAGAAACAGATAAACCTGTTAAAATATATTACTTTGAAGTAGGAGGTGCACAAACACCACCAGAAGAAGTAGAATTTCAAACTTTACATAACTCCTTTAAATTAACAAACGCAAACGGTAACGTATTATTATATGAAGGATGGAACCCATTTGCAGATAATGGTCAAGGAGCACTACAATCGTTTAGCCCTCCGTTTTATAATGTGTATCAAGCAATGCCTTTTTGTGGTACTTTATGTATCCCAACAGTAGAAGGGTGTTTAGATTCAACTGCTTTAAATTATAATGAAGAAGCAAATACAGATGATGGTTCTTGTATTGAAGTTATACCTGGATGTACTCAAGAAATAGCATTTAATTATGATGAAAACGCAAACTTTGACGATGGTTCGTGTGAAGGAATAGTTTTTGGATGTATGGATTCAGTAGCTTGGAATTATAATGAAGATGCAAATGTAAGTGATAATTCATGTTTATATTTTGGATGTACAGATTCTGAAGCAACTAATTATAATGAAGGTGCAAACGTAGATAATGGTTCATGTTTATATCCAGGATGTACTGATTCTTCAGCATTTAATTTTAACTCTGAAGCTAACATAGATGATGGTAGTTGTATATTCCCTATATATGGTTGTACTGATCCAACTGCATTTAACTATGATTCAACAGCTAACACAGATAATGATTCATGTATCCCTATAGTAGAAGGTTGTACAAATATATTTGCATTTAATTATGATACTTTTGCTAACGTAGATGATGGTAGTTGCATATTAACAGTTTATGGTTGTACAGACCCAGATGCTCTTAATTATGATGAAGATGCTAATGTAGATAATGATTCATGTATAGAAATTGTGTATGGATGTACAGATGCATCTGCTATAAATTATAATGAAAACGCAAATGTTGATAATTTTTCATGCATAGATTACATTTATGGTTGTACAGATTCGACAGCATTAAATTATAACGAATTAGCAAACACAGATAATGGAACATGTATTGAAATAGTAGAAGGTTGTACAGATTCAACAGCTTTAAATTATAACGAATTAGCTAATGTAGATAATTTTTCGTGTATAGATTATGTATATGGTTGTACGGATTCTACAGCATTTAATTATAATGAGTTAGCAAACACAGATAATGGTTCATGTATAGAAGTTGTTTATGGGTGTACAGATTCAACAGCATTTAATTATAATTCAGACGCAAATACAGAAGACTTTAGCTGTATTGAAGTAGTTTATGGATGTACAGATTCAGAAGCATTTAACTATGATGAATTAGCTAATACAGATAATGGAACATGTATTGATATATTAATAGGATGTACTGATGTTAATGCTTATAATTATGATGGAAATGTTAACACAGATGATGGAAGTTGTGAGTATGATGCAGAATGTAGTGGTGGGCCTGGAGTCCCTTATTGGTTACCTAACGATTGTTTTGAATGGGTAATATCCATTGATACAGAATGTTGTACAGGTAGTTGGAATTCATATTGTGTAGAATTATATAATTATTGTGATTTAGGATGGCCTATTGATTTAGAAGAAATGAGTAGAGAATTACTAATATATCCTAATCCAGTAACAGACATATTAAATAGTACACAAGAAGTTGATATAAAGATATATGATATGATAGGAAATTTAGTTATTTCCAAAACAAAAACAAAACAAATAGACATGACATCATTATCAAGTGGAGTTTATAATCTAAATATAACACATGATAATAAGATAATAAATAATAGAATCATAAAACAATAACGCCTTTTGAAATAAGTTTATATTTATTAGGGAATAATATACTATAATAATGGCTAACAACAAATTTTACGGATACACACCAAAAAAAGAAAAAGTCTCTACTTCTGAAGAATCCGCTTTTAAGGGAGGGGGAAATTTACTTGACCAAGTAAACCCCTTCGAATTTAGAAAAGGTATGGATTATGAATTAACTGAACTAGGATGTACAAGATTAAGAGAATCTACTCCAGAAGAAAGAGAAAAAGCTACAGAAAAAGTACTTAAAAACCTTCAATCCCATGATGCTTACTATTCTGGTTTAATGCAATTTGAATCAGGAATGAATCATGCGGGTCAAATTGAAGGTAAAAACTTTAAAACATGGCTTAATGATCATTTTGATCTTAATAAAATGCAACCTGTTGTAGATGAAAAATTTAGCAAAACTAAAAAAACTAATTTTAAGGATGATAAAATGAAAGAACTTAAAGAAGCTATTAAAAAAGAAATGAAATTAATTCTTAAAGAACAAGGAGCAGCAAAGGCAGCAGCTATGGCTGATATGGAAGATAATGAGGGAACTCCTAAAAAAGGTAAAGGAAAAGCTAAAAAAGACAAACCAGTAAGAAAAGATAGGTTTGATAGAGAAGAAGAAGCTATAAAAGATATATTATTTAGGGTAGATGCTAAAGGAAAAAAACCAAAGGAAGAAGGAGATTACACAAAAGATAATCCTGCTCCTGGTAGTATGCTTTTTATTAAAGATGAGTTATTAGACACGTATAAAAACGATATAAAAAATGACCCTAAATTAGAAAAACCTAAAGATAAAGAAGACGCTTATAATAAATTACAAAAAGAAGCAAATGCAGATTTTGAAGACGCTTTTGACAAGTTTAATCAAGAATTTGACACAGATGATACTCTTAATTTATATGTAAAAGATCAAGAATTATTTAAAACTATAAAAAGCCTTCAAGAAAGACTTAAATTAGGTTTAGATAAAGCAAGAGCAGGAGTAGAAGAAGAAGCTAGAGGAACTAGACGTGAAATAGCTAAATCTCAAATGACACGTGAAGAAGCTCTTAGACTTCTTGAAATATGTAAAGAAAATGGAATTTCTTTAAGAGAAGGATCAGAGGGAGTAAAAGTATATTATGAAATAGCAAAAGCAGCTTATTTAGAAGGTGTAGCTAATGCATTAAAATTATAAATCAATGTATCAAAAATATTCACAAATAGTTAGTTCATCCCAATCTACAGAATACACAGGAAGTATATCAAAAATGCATGTATTAGCTACGGGGACTATATTAAACACTATGTGGGGAGATCCAGATGAAGGTAATAGACTAACTTTAACAGGGTCTCAATTTGTAGATTCTGCTATTGCTGATATAACTACACCTATAACTGCAACTGTAGGTAGTGATATTGAAGGTCCAATAGGAAGAATAAAAGTAGGTACAGCAGGTTTATTGTTGTATTTTAAATAAAATAAAAAAATAGTTATGAATTTTATAGACAGTTGGAGAGAAGGTAATAAAAAAAATATTATTGATATTTCCCTAAGACTTGGAGTATTGACTCTATTTGAACTTAATTGGAATCCCGGAGTTAAGTTTAGATTAATATTATTAAATTTTGGGGTTGAATTATAAGACTTAAACCAATAATAATTTATTAAAAAAATAAAAACATGAATTTAAAAGAACTTAAAAAAATGATTGCAGAAGAATATGATGCATACAAAAAAGAAAAAATTAAAGAACAACCATTACCTGCGGGTCCTATGGGTCCTATGGGTGATATAGATGATCTACCTGATCCTACTGTAGCTGTATCTGATGATGATATAGATGCTACAGAAAAAGATGATTCACCTACAGATATATTAAAAGATATATTTGATATGTTAAAAGACCACTTTGAGGGAGATGATAAAAAAGATGATAAAAAAGATGATGATAAGGGTGATGATGTTGAAGATAAAGAAGATGAAGAAGCTGATTTAGAAGAAACTACAATTAATGGTGGTGGTGCTTATACTACGTCTTTAAATGAAAAGAAAAAAAATAAAAATTCAAAATTATTAGCTGAAGTTAAAATGAAATCAAGGTTTAAAAAACTTGCTAATATTAAAAAATAAATTATGACTCTTGATGAGTTATTATTAGAGTGGTCTTATAAATCAGAAAAGGGGTATCCATTATTGGATAGCCCTTCTGATATCTCTATACTTAAACAAATTTTAGAAAAACTTGATTTACCATCTAGTACTATTATAAAATCCTTAAAAGAAGCTTCTTTAAATCCTAGTGAATTAAGAAAAGATAGAATAGGTAAAATTAAAGAACCAGGTATTCGTGTACAAGTAGTTTTAGATAAAATTGAAGGTGGTAGTGAGTTTGAAATGGTAGATGGTACTAAATTAATTATCAATAAAGAAAAATCTCAAGAAGCTATTGAAAGATTAGAACAATATTTAATTAATTTTCAAGATAACTTAACAGGTTTAGTTTTTTATGATGACAATGAAACACCTTATGCTTTAGATTCTTTTAAAAAAACAGAAGAATTTGGATCAAGTAAAGGAGCAGGAGGGGGTACTGATGAAACTAGATTACAAGAAACTGCTCATGCATACGGGTGTGCTGTAGCATATTATATAAACAACAGTTCTATAACAAGTGATGATTTAAATAATGAAAACTTTGAACAAGTAGCATCATATGTAGATGCTGATGCTTCTATTGAAGAAGTAATAAATTTTTTAAATGAATCCCCTAAATGGAAAGATTCAATATCTAAATCTGTAAATAGTATAATTAAAACATTTCCAAATAACAATTTTAAAATCCATAGGGGTTCAGAACAAGTAGATAGAATATATAATGCTTGGAGTGAAGTTGCAAAAAAAGAAGGAAATTTAAAAATGGCTAATGACAAATGGAACCCAGCTGACATTTGGTTAATATCTAATGACCTAAAAAACCATGATTGGTCAGGTAATTTAGAAGTATTAAATGGTCAAATATCTAATTTTTACGCTGATAATAAATTAATAGGAATATCTTTAAAACAAATACCTAAAAATAGAGAACCTAAAGCAGTAATTCAAAATGATCCTGAAATACCTAAAGAAAATATATACAAATTTAATGATTTTGATGCTTCTGTAAAGTCAGCTAATATAGAAATAAAATATATAGACACAACTAAAGAAGATTCAGATGAAAATGCAGGGACTTTAATGTTAAAAAACTTTAACGTTGATTCAGGCTGGTGTGCTGAAATATCAGGTAAAGCAGCTAGAGGAGGAAAAGCTTGTCATGGTGGGATAAATGATGTCTTAAAATTAAATAATATAGAAACATTACCTACAAGTAAAGATGTAAAAAAAGCCTTTCAAATAGATGATAAAAATTATTATGAAAAGTTTTATTATCTTTTTGATAGATTTATGGAAAACATTTCTAAAGAAGATTTTAAAAAATTATATGATACCTCTGAATTAAGTTGGAGAACTGCAAAATATATGGGTTTAGAATTTTTAGAAAAAATATACGATAATGCAGATTCAGCAGATGAAGTAATAAATGATGTTATGAGATATGCTGCTTCATCTACAAAAGCTTCATCTCAACACATAAAGTTCTATTAAAAAATTTGGATTTCCCATATTTTCTTACTATATAACAATAAATAAAATAAAATAATTATGGCTTACGAACAACAATTACAAACAGCAATGGAAAGATTAGATCAATCTTTATCAAAATTAAGAAATTTAATCAAAAGAGGACAAACAGCAGATGCAATTAATTTTATGGAACAGGGAGAATTAAAAGATCGTTACGAAGAGTTACAAAATATTATAACTATATCTCAAACTGGCAACATAGGAGCTAGGGGAACTTCAAATATGGGTACATTTTAATAAAAAAATAAGTTATGTTATCAGCAGAAAAAATCCAATCAAATTGGAATCGCTATATTAGCGAAATAAAAACAAATATATCTAAAGAACGGACAGATATATTAATTCCTTTTATGGAAAAATATCAAGAAAGAATGATGATGATGCCTGCCGCAGCTAAAAACTGGCACCATTCAGCATTTGCAGGTGGTTATACTGACCATGTATTACGTGTATTTGATTGCGCAAATGAATTATATAAAACGTGGAATAAAATGGGAGGAGATATATCCACATATACAATTGAAGAAATGCATTTCATCGCTTTATTTCATGATTTAGGTAAGATGGGCCAACAAGAAGGTGAATATTATAAACCAAACGACTCACAATGGCATATTGATAAATTAGGCCAAATTTATAAGTTTAATACTGACATTCCTGCTATGAAAATACCAGAACGATCTTTATTCTTATTACAAGAAATTGGTGTTAAGGTAACTCAAAATGAATTTATTGGTATTAAAATACATGATGGTTTATATGATGAAAGTAATAAATTTTACTTTATGTCAGGTATGAAAGAAACTAAATTAAGATCACATTTACCCTTACTTATGCACCAAGCAGACCATATGGCAGCTCAAATTGAATATGAGATATGGAATAATGCAACAGATGCAGTTCCTAAACAATCAAAACCTACAAATGGTTCTAAGGGAGATAAAACAATAAGAAATGCTAAAAAAATAAATACTAAAAATAACCCGAATCTATCTAATGCTACCTTAGATGTAATAGATTCATTTTTTAAAGATTAAAATATGGGATGGACAATATCAACAATATTACTTATTATTATTACAATTATTTTAGGTTTTGCTCTTTTTAATTTATTAAAAAAGAATGAAGCTTTAGAAGATTTTATCTCTAAACAAAGTGATGCTGTAAATGAATGTGATAAAAGGATAAAAGAAATAGATACTAGAGGTACATTTAGCTCAGATGATGAAATAGGATGGTTTTTTAATGAAATTAAAAAAATCCAAGAAGCCTTAAACGAATTTACCCTTAAATAAAATTATGATAACTAAACCAAAACCCCCCATTATAGAATCAAACTCTATTCCCCCACCAAAGAAAAAAAGAGGAAGAAAAAGAACAAAAAAAAGATATTTTACTGAAGATACTGATTTAGCTATAAAACAGTACTTATCATCATCTAATCAAGATGAAAGAGATTATATATTTAAAACAAGAATTTATTATCCCTTTTATAAACTAGCTGAAAATTTAATCCATACTTTTAAATTTTACTATACAGAAGTAGAATCTTTAGAAGATTTAAAACATGAAGTAATTTGTTTTTTATTAGAAAAATTAGATTATTTTAAACCTGAAAAAGGTTCAAAAGCTTTTTCTTATTTTAGTATTGTAGGAAAAAATTACCTTATATTATATAATAATAACAACTATAAAAAGAAAAAACAAAAAGTAGATTTACTAGCAGCAGATGAAGATGATGGAGTAATACACCAATTAGGTAGAGACCAAAGAAAAAAAGAATTAAAAGATTTTATAGATCATCTTACTGAATATATAGACAAAAACATGTTTACTATATTTAAAAAAGATAAAGATAGAAAAGTATGTGATGCTATTAATACTCTTTTTAAGCGCAGAGAAAATTTAGAAATTTTTAATAAAAAGGCCCTTTATATATACATTCGTGAAATGACTAATGTAGATACTCCTGTTATTACAAAAGTAACAAAAATACTAAAAAAAATATATAAAAAGTTACATCAAGAATATATTGAAACAGGATATGTAAAAATTTAAATTTTTCCATATTTATTATAAATAAATAATTATGGATTCATTAAACCAAGTAATTTTTGATGATAAATCATTTTCTGATTTGTTAAAAGAAATTCATAAAAACCAATCAAAAAAATCAAAACAATTAGCTAGTTTAATAGCTGAATTAAGACCCCTTATTACTTCTTTAGGAGATGCTACCGTAGTAGTACCATTAATTAAAGAATACATGGAAATTAGTGTTAAAAATGATGATCAATTAATAAAAATGGCTGCTATAGTCCAACGTTTATCTACAGGGGCTACTTCTAGTGGAGATGGAGGACTACTAACAGAAGAAGAAATGGAACAACTTCAACAAGTAGCTGATGAAATATCAAAAAATATTGAAGAACCTAAACAACTAAACAAACCTAAAGAAACTGATGGATAAAATTGTAAGAGTTTATGATATAATTTTAGATAAAAATCATGATGCATGTAAACCTAATTGTACAGCAGATGATATAGGAACAATTTATTTTACTGAATTAGATGAACTTACTCCTGAAGCTGACAAAGACTTTGAACTATCTACAGCTAAACCTTATCATTACAATTTGCTTCATATTCCTGTAAAAAATGAATTAGTTCATATAAAATATTCTGCAAGCCCTAAACATAATGAACTAGAAAAACCAGATAAATATTATTTGTCTCCTTTATCTATAATGCAGAATGTTAATAGTAATGCTTTTATTGATAGGTTAAATCATAAAAATGATAATTATTTTAAATTAAATGCTCTTATAAAACGTTTACAACCATATGAGGGGGATATGATTTTACAAGGTAGATTTGGAAATTCTATAAGATTTGGATCTACTATAAATACAGAAAAAATAACAAGAAAAAATAATTGGAGTAATGAAGGACAAATAGGATCCCCTATTACTATAATAAGTAATGGTCATCAAACAATTTCAACTAATATAGAAGAAGAATATGAACATACTGTAGAAAATATAAATCAAGATAATTCAAGCATTTGGTTATGTTCTGATCAACAAATAAATAATTTTGAAATAGCTTCATTACATGATTTATCATATTACTATGATAGAGAAAGAGAAAAACATTCAGAAGAACCAGAAGTTCAAAATAATGCTTTATCTGAAAATGTAAAAGAAGATCCTTCTTTAAGCCCCGCAGAAGAATTACCCCCTGAAGAAACCCAAAGTACAGAACTAGCTAATGTACAAGAAATAGAAACAGACTATTATGATATAGCCTCTACAGAAGCACAGACAATTTCTATAAATTCTAATTTAATTTTATCTGAAAATTATGTACTTCCCGATAATATAAATGATAATTTTTTAAACGAAGAAATAGGATAAAATGGCAAAATTTAAAAAAATACATAATATATACAGCAAATTAGCAAATAACAATGGTATTAATAACTATCCAGGAGTAGATGAATATTTAGATCCTACTCTTACCGAAGATTTTATATGGAATAATTTAAATTTATTGCATACTAACTGTATAATACCTATTGTAGAAGCTTTTGGTATTGAAGATATTAAAATAACATCTGCTTATAGATCTACTGAACTAAACAAATTAATGGGGGGAACTGAAACTAGCCAACATGTTAAGGGATATGCTATAGATTTACTTAGTTTAAGTAAATCTTCATCTGTTTTATGGAATTGGTGTTTTCAAAATTTACCTGAGTGGAATCAATTAATTTGGGAATTTCCTGAAAGAGAAGATTTTACTAATGCTGATCAACCCTTTTCATGGGTTCATATTTCATATATTGAGGGAAATAACCCTAAAACCTGTACTATGTCTTCTGAAGTAGAAGTATACCACGAATTAATGGATGAAGGTTACCCTGAAGAAATGATTAAAAGAGGAAAATACTTACACAACATACCTGAAGCAGACGAATCTATAGTAGGATTTACAGACTTTTAAATTTAAGAAAAATGACTTACATACCATTATCACCAAAATCATATATAGGAGACCAAGTAATATTAAATTCAAATAGATTAATATTTAATGCTAAAACTGACAGTATATTATTATATTCAGATAAAGCTATAGGATTTAGTACAAATGGTAATTTCCATTTTGATACAAATAATTCAGATAAAAGTAAAAGTAAATTTATAGTAAATTCTCCTAATATTTATTTAGGGCTAGAAGATAATAAATTACCTGAACAACCAGCAGTTTTAGCAAATGATTTAATAATTTCTTTAGAAGAAGTTTTAGATTTAATACAAAAAATATATTCAGATTTAGCATTTCAGGTTTCTTTTTTATCATCTCCCCCAGGCAGCCCTACAGGTATATACCCTAAAAATATAAATCTTTTAAATAAAAGAACTAAAGAAATAGAAACTATAAAAGAGGAACTACAAAGTATTAAAAGCATAAAAACAAAATTAGTATAATGGCTACAAAACAAGTAAGAAATATTTTAAATTCCCAAATTGACTCTGTGTTAACAAGAGCTAAAGAAAAAATAAAACAAGAAGGTTTAAACAAAGTAGAAGAAATGAAAAATGAGCTTCTTACTCCTGAAGAAATAATGAAAAAACTTCAAGTAAACATAAACGACGATTCTTGTAGTCCTGAAGGTCAAGAAAAATTTAATAAAATATATAATAATTTAGAAAAAAAATTAAATAGAATAAATAACATTTTAAAAGAAGCTTTATTAAAACTAGAAAGTATAGAAAATACTATAAATCCTATAATAAATGAAGAAGGTCCTATAGGGACTATAAGCAAATTAGCAAAAATTTTAAAAGAAAATGTAGTTCCCGTACTTGAAATAATAATATTAGCAGCTCCTGCTTTATTAATATCCCAAACAGTCCCTGTAGTAACAGGAATAGGTATAGATCAAGCACAAAAAAGAAGAGATAAAGCAGTAGCTTTAGTAAAAGAATTAACTCAACTAATGATAGCTATTCCTCTAATGATTTTATTTTTTAAAAAACAAGCAAAAAAGGTAATAGATCGTGTAACTCCTGTTAAAGAAAAAATACAACCTATTAAAGAACAAGTAGATAAATTATTATTATTTATGGTTAGTTTACGTCTTCAATTTGAAGAAGGATGTGCTGAATTAAACAATTCTCAAAACACTGCTACCTCTATAATTCCTGACCCTAATGAAACTACTCCTTTACAACAATATATGTCATTATTAAAAAATCAATATAATGATGTATATAATAAACTCCAAGATTTAGGTAATGAAAAAGCTCTTAAAAGAGTATTTAAAATAAAAGAAAATTTAGAAGAAGACCACAATATTAGTTTTAAGATAGTCAATTTTAACAAAAAATCAAACAAATCTTAAAAAAAATTATATTTATAATAAACAACAATAAAATATGAAGGCAAAAACATTTGAAAATTTAATTAGAAAAATAGTTAGAGAAGAAATAGATTATTCTTTACGTAGAGAAATTAAATCTCTTAAAGAAGATATTACTAAAGAATACCAACAATTAATAACAGAAAACCAAAATGATTTTTCAAAAATTAAAAACACAAATACTTCTTTAAAAGAAGAAGTAATAAATAATGTTATAGAAAAACCTCATAGAAAACTTAATTTTACTTCTAATACAGCTTTAAATGATTTATTAAATGAGACTGCCCAAGGAAGTACTAATTTAAATGGGAGGGCATCACCTGTTTCTATAGATGAAGGTTTTACCAATATAGGGGAAATGCCTATAGAAGCTGTATCTAAACCAGTAGCAGATGCGGTAACAAGAGATTATAGTAGTTTAATGAAAGCAATAGATAAAAAAAGAAATAAATAATATATGCCCTTAATAAGATCAAGAAGAATAAGTCCTTTAAATATTAACAAAAATGTTACTATAGGGGTTGCTTTTCCTTTAGACGAAAATAATATGTTTAAAGGTACTGAAACTATAGAGGAACAAAATAAATCTAATCTTATTAATCTTTTACTAACAGAACCTGGTGAAAGAATTAATTTACCTAATTATGGTGTAGGGTTAAAAAAGCTATTATTTGAACAACAAATAAATTTAGATTATTTAAAACAAATAATCCAAGACCAAACCTCTAGGTATATTTCGGGTATAAAAGTAAATAATGTACAAATACAAATGTCAGAAGATAAACATTCTCTATTTATAACTATAACTTATCAATCTTTATTAGATGCACAAGAAGATAGTATACAACTAAATTTTAATTAACAATGGCTTACAATAAAGTATCAAATAAAACACAAGATAAAGACATAAAGTACTTAAATAAAGATTATAACTCTTTTAAAGAAAATTTAAGAAACTTTGCTGAAGTATATTTTCCTGAAAATTTTAATGATTTTAGTGAAGGTAATCCTGGAATGATGTTTCTTGAAATGTCTGCTTACGTAGGTGATGTTTTATCTTATTATACAGACACTCAACTTCAAGAGTCCTTTTTACATTTAGCACAAGATAAAGAAAATGTATACAATATGGCTTATACTATGGGGTATAAACCTAAATCAACAGCAGCTTCTACAGCAGATTTAACCATATCCCAATTAGTTCCTTCTAAAACAGTAGACAGTACTTATGTACCTGATTATGATTACGCCTTAAGAATAAAAGAAAATTCTACATTTTCTACTTTAAAAGGAGATAATTTTTATTTAACTAAAGATGCTGATTTTACTTATTCTTCTTCTTTTAATACTGTAACTTCTAGTGTTTTTCAATATGATAGTAGTAATAACCCAGAATATTATATACTTGAAAAAACAGTTCCTGCAATTTCGGGGGATATTAGAACCCAAACATTTACTATAGGAGCTGCTGAAAAATATAAAACTATAAATTTATTTGATACTAATGTAATATCTATTGAATCTATCATAGATTCAGAGGGTAATGAATGGAATGAAGTTCCTTATTTAGCTCAAGATACTATATTTGAACCAATAACAAATAATGCGGCTAATGATCCTACTTTACATGGATATAATAATGAAACCCCCTATTTATTAAAACTAAAAAAAGTTCCTAGAAGATTTGTTAGTAGATTAAAACCAAATAATCAATTAGAAATTCAATTTGGTGCAGGGATCAGTGATAAATCAGATGAACAAATAATACCAAATCCTGATAATATAGGGTTAGGTATTAAAGATGGTAGAAGTAAATTAGATATAGCATTTGATCCTTCAAATTTTTTATATACAAAAGCATATGGACAATCTCCCTCAAACACTACATTAACTGTATCTTATCTAGTAGGAGGAGGATTAGCTTCTAATGTAGGTAGTAATAATATTACTAAAACAGGTACTCTTTTATATGATTTTACCCCAAACTTAAATGCAGGGATGAAAAATTTTATTGTATCCTCAGTAGCATGCACTAATCCTAATGCAGCTAGAGGTGGGAAAGGAGAAGAAAGTTTAGAAGATATAAGATTAAACACTATGGCTAATTTTTCATCTCAACAAAGAACAGTAACTCGAGAAGACTATATTGTAAGATCTTTATCTATGGATCCTAAATTTGGAAGTATAGCTAAAGCATATATAGTTCAAGATGATCAAATATCCCCCTCAAGTTCAACTAGAATTCCTAATCCTTTAGCATTAAATTTATATACTTTAGGATACACCTCAGCAGAAAAATTAACTACTCTAAATACAGCTACTAAAACTAATTTATCTACTTATTTAGAACAATATAGAATGTTAACAGATGCAATTAATATTAAAAATGCTTTTATTATTAATTTTAAAATAGATTTTGAAATCACGGTTTTTAAAAATTACAATAATCAAGAAGTTCTTTTAAAATGTATTACAGAATTAAGAAATTATTTTAACATTAAAAAATGGCAAATCAATCAACCTATAATAATATCTGATGTTAAAAACTTAATAGGAGAAGTAAAAGGAGTACAAACAGTAGAAGACATATTTTTTACAAATAAAAGTGGAGAATCTACAGGATATTCACAAAATAAATATCCTATGGATACCGCTACAAGAAATGGGGTTATTTACCCCTCATTAGACCCAAGCATTTTTGAACTTAAACACCCAAATACAGATATTAAAGGACGAGTAACAACTTACTAATATGGCATATTATTTTATATTTCCTGAAATGGATACAACATTATACAGTCAACCTGATAGATCAGAAATGAATACAGGTAATGATGAAATTTTAGAATTAGTTAAAGAAAGAGGGTCATCAGATAACATAGTATACCCTTCAAGAATTTTAATTAAATTTAGAAATGAAGACCTTCAAGAGGTAATGAATGATATTATAGGAGCAGATGCTTTTAATAATTCTTCAAAAGTAAACCTTCAACTTACAGCGGCAGAACCAAAAAATCTATTATCTACTTTAAATGTTGATATATTTGCTGTATCTCAATCTTGGGATGAGGGTACTGGTAGATATTCTAATTTACCTACTAGTTCAAATGGTGCTAGTTGGAAGTATAGAAACAATACAACAGTAGCTACTGAATGGACTACATCAAGTTTTGCTCATAGTTCTACTGGATCTATAGGTGAACCTTTAATTACTTTAGGGGGAGGTGTGTGGTATACTAGTGCTAGTTTTTATGCATCTGAACAATTTTTAGTTGGAAATACTTTAGATACTAATTTTGATGTACTTAGTATAGTTAAAAAATGGAGTGCAAGTTTAAATGCTGGTACTACTTTTCCTGATGGGATAGAAAATAATGGTTTTTTACTAAAAAAACCTGATGCTATTGAACAAAATACCTCTCATAGTTTTGGTGAATTGCAATATTTTGCTGTAGATACCCACACAATACATCCTCCAAAACTATCATTTAAATGGGATGATTCTACATTTCCAAATGCATATACAGCAAGTATATTAGATAGTAATAAAGATTTAAATGTAACTTTATACAATAATAAAGAAGAATACAATCAGAATGATGTTGCTACTTTTAGAATCCATATAAGACCACAATACCCAACAAGAACCTTTTCTACAAGTTCTAACTATTTAAATTCATCTTATTTTAATACATCTTCTTTCTACAGCATAAGAGACGCACATACAGAACAAGAAATTATTCCTTTTGATTCTGAATATACAAAAATGAGTGCTAATAATGAAGGGATGTATTTTAAAATATATATGAAAGGTCTTCAACCTGAAAGATATTATCGTTTTTTATTTAAAAACCATGATTCTTTTGGTACTACTATATATGATAATAATTATTATTTTAAAGTTATTAGATAATGGCTATAAATAAAAAATTAACTAAAAAAATAATTAGTAATAAACATTCTAATGATATTTTATCTAAAAGTTTTACTCAATTAGCTAAAACTAATGAACCTATAAGTCATGATAAAGTTAATGAAATGTATAATAATATATTTTATAATATACCTAAAGAAGGTAAAAAATCTCATAAACAAATAATAAAACAAAGTTATGACCACGTAAATGATGCTTATAATAAAACATTAGATAAACAAATTAAATTATTAGTAAAAAATCTCTCAGGAAAAGAAGCAGAACTAATATCTTTAGAAAATCCTGCTTCTAATGAACATCCTGTTTATGAAGATAAATCTTTAATAGTTGCAGGAGAAGATGGCTTTCAGTATCAAGATATGGATACAAAGTACATTATGCAAGAAGGAAGATTAAGAGCTTTTGGTAATGAAAACATTTTTGTAAAAACAAAAAAAGCTTTTAAACTCCCCCCAACTAATGCTGATGGTAGATATTTTGTTACTATTAATGAGTTAAATGATATACCTGATGGTCCTGAAATAAACACAGATAAAGATTTACATTTAAAGGGCACAGAATTGATTATTGATTTGCCTGATTTATTAGGATATGCCGCATATCATGATATTGAATTTGAATGTATGGGTAATGAAGTTTCAGACTTTGTACCTGCTTTATCCGAAGGGTTAGATTTAGATGTTAATACACTACAATTTTATTTAAGTAATGATGCCTGTAGTGTAAAATATATTAAAGATACCTATATGAATGATGAAGAAGGTCCTACACTTCAAACTGCAATTATACCTAAAGGAGAAAAACAAACACTTAGAATACTTCGAAGAACAAATATGGAAAATGATATGATTCCTTCTGATATTGCTTCTTATTATGAAAATGAAGCTTCTGTTAGTATAGAATATAATGGTAATGATATAACAAATTATGAAAGAAATTGGGGACCTATTGGAGAATATGAAGCAATAGTATATGCTGAAGGAAGAATTATGAGTCAAGAAATTGAAAACCAACACATATCTAATACCATGTTACTAATGGGGGATATACAGGATACTTCTAAAAAACTATTTAATGGCCTTCCAACCCAAACTACAGGAATTTGGGGGGATACAGGTATAACTATAATAGATGATCCAAGTTATACAGGACAAACACTATCCTCATATGGAACTAAAAAGATTTATAATATACCAGGAGCTTATGGTTCTCTAGGCCAAAGTCATGATCTTCAATCAAAAGTATTTAATGACCCTGATAGTCATTATTATAGACCTCACATGTATGGACAACCAATAATTAGATATTTAAACAGATATCTTGTAATAAATAAAACATATAAAGATTGGGGTAAAAGAGTAGCTTTTTGGGACGCTACTAATGGTAGTTCTCATGATAAAAGTAGAAGTAGTGTTGAAGATAGTTTAGGTCTTTACATGGACCTTGCTGGAAATGATATTTTAGGATTAAGATGGGATACTTTAAATAGAGATAGAATAGAATTTCCCGGATTACAAGAATATAAGACTAGAGAACAAAATGTAGATGATAATATATTTAATCCAGTTAATGGTAATAATTATGGATTAAATCAATATAATACTTGGTAGATAATGGCTCGATTATATAAAAATAAACAAAAATCACATGCTGACAGTAATTGGGGGGCTCCTGAAAGGGATGCTTTACCTATAGTAGATCAAAAAAATTTAATGAGTATTGAATTAAATAAAAATCTTTATGGAGTAAAAGAAGCTTTATCTTATTTAGATGAAGAATTTAAATTTTTTATACCTTCAAAAAATAGTATAGATCTTTTTTTTAAACAATATAATAAAAAGTTTTTTGAATTTTCAAGAGAAATGCATAATAAATTTTTATCTAGAAGTATATCCTACACATACCCTGAGGGGTATAAAAATCCTAGGATGTTAGAAAAAGAAGGCTTAGAACAAGATTTAATAGAAATACAAAAAGAAATAGATAGTGTTGAAAAAGAACATTTTTTCTTTAACAATGGGATTTTTATAATGGATGAATCTTTTAAAGATAACCCTGAAAGTGTTTTAAGTTCTGGAAAAGATATATATTATATGCAATCCTCTAAAAAAAGAGAAATAAAAGATTATCAAACTTATTTAAATTTAAAAACTAAATTAACTAAACATTCAGGAGATATAGAAGATAGAGATTTTATATTATTCATATCTACTATAGCATTAAACAACATTCCCGTAGGTCCTAGTATACATAAAATAGGAGATCTTAGTATAAGTAATTTTGAAATTAATATTTACCCCCAAACAGAAAAAGAATATGAACCTTTTAAAGAACCCGAATATACAGTTGCAACTAATAATACACGTACTTAATGGCTTATATATCTAATTCAAATAATAAAAAAACAAGTGTTAAAACCACTAGAATAAAAAAAGATCAGTTAAAAGAAACATCTACACCTCTTGATACTCTTTCAATTCCTGATATTCAGTCTAAAACTATTGATAAAACTTTTGGTAGAGAAGATGATTATATAGAATTACATGTGTATAATAATTCTAATCAATTAATACATTCTGAAAATTATTTTGAAGATTATATAATACCTACAAACCAAGAAATAAAGGCTCCTTTAACTAATAAAATTCAAATTGATCCTAATAAAGTACTTAATGATAGAGGTTTTTTTTCAGGCCAGTATATAATTAAACTTAATATTTTAAAAAATAAAATATTTAACACAGATCAATTTCCCTTTAGAATTAAAGAAATATCAAGCGATAGAAGAGAAATAAAATCTATTGCTAAAACAACTTCTAATACTATACTTGACCCTGCAGTTAGTAGATTTATAGCAGATATAGAATCAGCAGCTTATTTTAAAGAATTTTCAATTAATTTTGGTGAAGATACATTAATACCCTCTATTAATATTTTATTAAATAAAGATCCTGAAAAACACGAAATATTTTTAAAAACACTTAATGCACTTCCCTCCTCTATAAAACCTAATAATCATTTTAGAGTAGTAGAAGAAATTACAGACCCTCTACTTATAAGAGTAGATTTAGGAAATATTTCAGTAAAAGATGAAGGAACTCCTATGGGGGGTCCTAATTTTCATGTTGATGTTAGATTAAATAATTCAATTCCTTCAGAATTTAAAGCATATGATGATATATTAAACTATAGTTTAACTTCTTCATACCAACATTTATTAAGTAAATTAGAAGATGATACAATTGATGTAGATATAAAATATGATTATATTAGACCTGTATCTAAAAGTTTTGATGATGATGAGTCAGAAATCTCCTACCATTTTGAAAATTTTGTTCATTTTAGTAGCGCTACAGAACGTTTAAAAAACTTTGAATACAAACTAAAATTAGTAGAATCTTATGATAAAGAAATAGGAGAAATAGAAAATATTGCAGGAGGTGCTGTAAGTTCAAGTATTGTTGTTTTAAATAAAAATAATATTAATGATAAAAAAGTAAAAACATTAAAAGGACTTGATGGGTATGAACAATTTCTTTATTTTGATTCAGGAACATTTGCATGGCCTAAACAAAATGATACAAAACCTTATACCTTATATTCTGTAACTTCATCTGAAGCTACAACTTGGTTAGGAAAAGAATACCATCATGCTACAAGTTCAGGACAATTATTATCTGCTTCTTTATATGATAAACAAAATGAATATAGCTTAAATAAATTAATACCTACCCATATTACAGATAATTCAACTAATAATATATATTCTAATTTTGTTAATATGGTGGGTCACCATTTTGATCATATTTGGACCTATATAAAAGCTTTATCTAAAATAAAAAACACTCACCATACTTTAGGAATTTCAAAAGATTTAGTTTATCACCAATTAAAAAGCATAGGATTTGAAGTTTTTGATCAGTTTGAAAATGCTTCACTTACAGAATATATGTTAGGTATGGGGTCAGGTAGTAATACATTTGATGTAGGTTTTACTTTTGGAAGTACTAGTGTATCTGGTTCATCTGTTCCCTCTGAAACAATGGTAACTGCTTCAAACGAAGGGTCTTTACCTAAAGGAGACATAACAAAAGAAATATGGAAACGTATTTATCATAATGCCCCCTATCTTCTAAAAACTAAAGGAACAGAAAGGGGAATTAAAGCATTAATGAGTTGTTATGGTCTTCCTGCTTCTATTTTAAATGTAAAAGAATATGGAGGTTCTACTACTACAAATGTTCCTTTTAAAGATTTAGATATTTCAGATAACTATAAAACATTTACATATGAAAAACAATCACTAGCTTCATATAGCCACGCTATGGATATTAATGATTATATTCAAAGAACTAATTGGTCTTCTTCTCTAACAGATGCCTTAAGTGCTTCAGCTAAAACAGTAGAATTTAGAATAAAACCAACCTATTCCACAGCAGCAGCATTTAATCATTTATTTACTTTAAAAGCTGTAGATAAGGCTAAAAGCCTTCATATTACATTAGAACCTTATACAGGAAATGACATATCATCATCAAATGATGTTACTAATTATGGTAGATTAAGACTTATCCAATCTGAATCAACATCTGACTCTCTTGTTGATACACAATACTTTCCTATATACAATGGAAATTTTTGGAATATTCATATAGGAACAGTAGGAACTTCAGGTAGTGCTGCTGATATACAAATAGGTGCTTATCAATCTAATCATCTTAAAAATATAACTTATATTGTTACTCAAAGTTCTTTATCTGAAGCGGATAGAGCTTTATCTTTTGGAGATCCTTATTCAGAAAGTGGAGATTGGATAGGGGGTGCTCCTAAAGCATTTTTTGGGGGTTCAACATGGAATGGAAGTACAACAGGCCCATCATTTGGTAAATATATAGGTTCAATGCAAGAAATAAGATACCATTTTGGAGAATTATTATCTCATAATACTTTAAAAAAACATGCTCTTGCTCCTTTTATGTATAGTGGTAATACTCTTTCTTCTTCTTATGAAAATTTAATATTTAGAGCACCTTTAGGCTCAGAATTAGATTCAGGTTCACTTGAATCTATCCACCCAAAAATCACAGGGTCTTGGGAAGTAACACAATCTTTTCAATCAGGTAATAGTAATTTTGCTTATAATACTACTCCAATATTTGTACCTAATACTGAATATATCTTTTTAGATCAACCAGCGGCAGGTATTAGAAATAGAATTACAGATAAAGTAAAAGTTGGAACTCAAATTTTACCAAGTGGTAGTAATCAAGTATTATCTCAATATAGAAGTATTGAACAACAATTACCTCTATCACAATCATTTACACCAGATGTTAATTCAATTGAGGTTGCATTTTCTCCACAAAATGAAATTAATGATGATATAATTGAACAAATTGGTTATTTTAATTTGGGTGAAAA